GCTCAGTTGAATCGTGAGTTGATCCGTGTAAACATTACTATTGAAACTGATGAAGATGATCTTATTGGTGGTTTTCGTCTTGTTGATGGGGACACTGTTTGGCATAACGGTCCTGTCATAGAAGCACTTGAGAAGGGTGCTGTTCTATTACTAGACGAAGTTGACCTAGCATCTAACAAGGTACTATGTCTACAATCTATCTTAGAAGGCAAGGGTGTCTTCCTTAAGAAGATCGGTAGGTATGTGAGACCCGCAGCAGGATTCACAGTGATCGCTACTGCTAACACTAAAGGTAAGGGATCTGATGACGGAAGATTCGTAGGTACTAACGTATTGAACGAAGCATTCCTTGAGAGATTCCCTATCACATTCGAGCAGGAGTATCCCACACCTGTAACCGAAGCAAAGATTCTTGCCTTCCACTGTGAAGATAAGGGTTACATCAAGCACCTATGTGATTGGGCAGACATCATCCGTAGAACATTCAAGGATGGTGGTATTGATGAAGTCATCTCAACACGTAGACTTGTACACATTGCCAAGGCATATGCTATCTTCAACGATAAGGCAAAAGCAATCTCTACTTGTATCAACAGATTCGATGACGAGACTAAGCAAGCATTCCAAGAGTTGTATGACAAAGTGGATGCTGACGTTGAGTTCAACTCTGACGTTGACAAAGTGGGAACAACAGTGTAGTATAGATTATGGACAAAGAATCAGCAACGCAAATGCTACGACAATCTATCGAAAGCATCGAAGAAAAAACAATGGGTATTGAAGACAATACCCTACGTTGTAAGTACAATGAGGATCAAGGACTCAAGGATGCTATGGATTATATCACTAGCACCTACAAGGGTCATTACACCTCAGACAAGACAAACGTACAGACTCTAGATCTTATCGAAGCAGTGGGCGATGCCCCTGCTTTCTGTCGTTCAAATGCTATTAAGTATTTGTCTCGATACGATAAGAAGGGATTCCCTAGCAGGGACATTCTTAAAGCAATTCATTATTGCGTACTCTTATATCATTTTACTGAAAAATCACGTGACAGCATCTCTGAACCCTATGAAACTTTCTGATCGCACCATCAGGATCTTGACCAATATGTCAAAGATTAATAGGTCGATCCAATTCAAAGAAGGAAATGAAATTTCTTCTTTATCAATCCAAAAGAATGTTCTTGCTAAGACACCTATCGAAGAATCATTCCCACAGGACTTTGCCATCTATGATCTAGACGAGTTCCTCAAGGTCATGAGTCTTACAGACAACCAAGGGGATCTTATCTTTGACAACGAAGCATACGTTACTGTTAAAACTGATAGGACACAGGCAAAATATTTCTTTGCTGATCCTTCTATCGTACAGCAACCTCCTGCTGAGTTCCCACAGTTACCTAGTATAGATTGTGAGTTTGATCTAGACACCTCTGACCTTAACAGGATCAGGAATGCTCTATCAATCTATGGACACTTAGAAGACATTGCTGTCATAGGTAAGAATGGTAGAGTCTCTATTGAGATTAGAGATAGAGAGAACCCATCATCTAACACATACTCTATTGGTGTTGGTACAACTGATGCTACATTCTCTTTTAACTTGAAGGCAGAGAACATCTACAAGTTAGAATATAGTAATGCTATCACAGGTTATAATGTAAGGATCAGTAAGTCTGGTGCTAGTCAGTGGGTATCCTCCGATGGAGTTGTTTACCTCATTGCTCTAGAACCTGATTCAACCTATGAGGAAAATTGATATAGCAGTATACGATAACTTCGTATCACCCACATATCTAAAAGCGATACAGGAGGCAACAGACCCTGCCAAAACTCCATGGTATTTTCAAGGATCACAATCTCTCACAGACTATGCTGACGAGTTGATAGAGGACTTCGGTTTCTCTATCGGTATCCTACCTCCATGGCAACCAGATAAGTTTGATGACACTCCTATCGCAACTCTAATCCGTCCTTTGATATATCGTATACAAGATATAGCGAAGGCAGATCATGTTCTAAGGTGTAGACTAGACATGACAGTTCTACACGATAGGTACATACATCCTCCTCACATTGATGTACCACAGAAACATATAGCATCTATAGTATATGTTAATGACAGTGATGGAGACACAGTGATCTATGATCACAAGCAGGAGTGGGCGAAGTCCTACCCTCAGAGTATGCCTATCAAACAACGTATTGCTCCAAAGGCAGGACGTATGGTACTATTTGATGGGAGTTATGTTCACACAGGACACTCCCCATCCGAGCATCAAACTCGGATCTTAATTAACACAGTTTTAGCATGAGTGACTTCCTTTGGGTCGAGAAGTATCGACCCCAGAAGATTGAGGATTGTATCTTACCCAAACGTATCAAAGATACATTCCAAGAGATAGTAGATCAGGGCAACGTACCTAATCTATTACTGTCTGGTACAGCAGGGATCGGTAAGACCACTGTTGCCAAGGCATTATGTAAACAATTAGGAGTAGACTATTATGTTATTAACGGATCTGACGAGGGCAGGTTCCTTGATACCGTCAGGAGTCAAGCGAAAAACTTTGCATCAACTGTTTCCCTCTTGGGTGGATCCTCACGCAAGGTCATTATTATTGATGAGGCAGACAATACCACTCACGACGTACAACTTCTCCTCCGTGGATTCATTGAGGAATTTCATAAGACTTGTTCGTTCATATTCACTTGTAACTTCAAGAACAAGATAATCGAACCTATCCACTCACGGTGTAGTTGTATTGAGTTTGGTATACAGAAGAATGAGAAGCAACAGATCATGGCATCGTTCTTCAGTAGGTTGAATAATATATTGGATGAAGAAGGGGTAGCATATGATAAGAAGGTAGTAGCAGAACTTATACAAAGACACTTCCCAGATTGGAGACGTGTGCTCAATGAACTACAGAGATATTCTACCTCTGGAAGTATTGACACAGGTATATTATCTGCTATGATTGATACTAACATTGACAAGTTAGTTGACTTCTTAGCAAGGAAAGATTATAGTAATGTTAGACAGTGGGTTGTTGATAACTTAGACAATGATCCCAATATCATACTACGTACTCTATACGACTCATTGTATGCGAAGTTAGAACCACGTAGTATCCCTGCTGCTGTACTGATCATCGCAAAGTATCAGTATCAGATAGCATTCGTTGCTGATCAGGAGATCAATCTACTAGCAGCAATGACAGAAATTATGGTGGAGTGTAACTTCAAATGATTGAAAAATACAGGTACAGAGAAGGTAGTGTAAGAATCTATAGAACAGATAATATGATCGCATTCTCTCCTGCTCAACAGGAGTGGATAAGAGAGCAGAGGAGGGAAGATCCTTCCTTTAATGTGTGTTGGCAGTATATAGATTACGATGAGTACATGCGTAACATCACCAAGTTTACAGACTCATGTGGTCCTATAGATGACTACCACTATGTCACCAGAAAGAAAAGAGCATATGCAGCAAAGAAAAAGAAGAAGGCAAAGAAGAAAGCAACAGCAGAATTAAGAGAAAGGAGAGAAAAAAGAAGAGAAGCAGAAAGATTAGTAGCAGAAGGTAAGAGACAGGAACAAATAAGGAAGAACCTAGCAACAAGAAAACCTTTCACACCTATACCCTATCCACTTCATACACAAACCAAGTATAGTCTAGAAAATTATCCAGAGTTAGAGAGAACTGACATACCTTATTATGAGACGCAAGAATTTTATGAGACACCCGCATGGAAGAACGCACGTGATAAGTATATGTCACAGCAACCAAAACCTTTTCAGTGTCATAAGTGTGGTCGTAGTCCTGATCCAAACTATAAGAAGGCACCTATCAAAATGGGCAGATCCGAACGTGAGAAACAGCAGTTAGAAAGAGAGTGGAATCAAAATAGAATTGTAGTAGATCATATACTACCAGTAAAATATTTCTGGAACTTAAAATTAGAACCAGATAACTTCCAACTCCTATGTGGGTGCTGTAACAAAGAGAAATTGAATACAATAAATTGGAACGATCTTAAAGAACAGAAGATCAAAGCAAAACAGAGAAGAGAATCCAAGAAGATGGGAGTCATGGAGATACGTAAAAAATGATAACACAATTACATAACCCACATACACAAACCTATCGTAGGTTCAAGAGTGATGTCATGAGCAGTGCCTTCCCTTGGAATTATTTTCATGGTGATGGTGCTAGTCCTGCTCACTATTATCATACTATACTAGCGAGACCTGGCTTTGAAGAAGCACTCATGCCTACTCAACAATCAGACTGGTTGAACATTGCTAACAAGGTTCTCTTAGAGATCTTCATGGCAAATAATATCAAGGTTAAGAGTGTACTTAGGATGGTTGTCAACTGTACTCATGAAACTGATGGACATACTACACCGTTACACATGGATCATAATTTTGAGACAAATAATATAGTAGTATACCTAAATCAATTTGAGTGTGGTGCTACAAATGTTGAAGGGGAGTCGCATAATCCGAAAGAAGATGATATAATTATATTTGATGGGTTCCATAGTATTGAGCAACCCTGTAATGGTACAAGACGTGTCGTGTTAGTCGCAACTTACTTATGAAATCTTTGAAGACACCACTGCGTTATCCTGGCGGTAAGTCCAGAGCAGTACAAAAACTATTC